TTTTGTAATTCAAATGTATTAGTAGTTTTTTCTGCAACTTTAAATGTTTTACCATTTACTTCAGTCATACCTACAACAGAAGTTATAATTATATTCTGTCCATCAACATAACCATGACCATTAGCAGTTACTACAGCTGGATTAGCTTTTGTAATTGCAGTTATAGTTACATCACCTTCTGTGATCTGACCTTTATCTTTATACATTCGGATATAAGTATTTCCAAATTCTAAAATATAAGTTTGAGTAGTTGAAAACTCAAAAGGTATTAATCTTGTTTTAGCAGAGCTTGTTTTAACTTCTGCTATAAATTGTGTGCCTACTCTTCTTGCTGCTGCACCTTGCGGATGAACCAACATATTTTGTAGTGTCTTACAGCCAGAAGCATATTTTTCAAAATCAGTTCTGCCATCTAACTTTGCAGAAAATTCTCCTGAAACAAAACTATTTAATGAAGCTGTGGTTCTTGGCATTACAGTTTAGCGTTTGTAAATTCAGAACTCTCAATAGTTCCTAAACTATTTTCAGTAGCATCTATAAATCTTGCTTCTCTTAATCTTTCATCAGCTCTAGTCATATATTGATTAGCTAATGTTGCGTTGTTAGTTATTGCATAAGCAAGATCAGCGGCTAGTTGATGTGAAATACTTTCTCTTAAATAAGTGTCGTAATTATTAGGATCGGTGTCTAATGCAATATAGATTACAAAGACTGTATCAATGTCTGTAACAATATTTCTACCTTCTAATTTATAATCTAAAGCACTAGCTATACTGTCTGTTGTACCGTTATGAATTTTTAATACTCTTAAACAGTCTGAAGGTAATGCGTAAGCATGATCATATTCAACTACTGGAGCTGTACTGTTTTGAGCTAATTGAAGTCTTTTGTGTAAACAATTCCAAGCATGAGATCTGAATACTCTATTTCTTACTGGCTCATATCTTTGATTACATAAACGAGCATTTTTAGTGTCATCTGTTAAATTTGCTATTGTTGATGCACCCAGCAAATTCAATGCTGAATTACACATATTTACTACTGATGCCATATTATTATACTCCTTGAAGTTCTTTGCATTCTATTTTTATAGCTATTTTGCTAGTGTTAATTTCTTCTTTAGTCATAGCATCCATGCTTTTATAAGCTTGGTGATAACCAGTTCTTACACAAGAATAATAGTCCTCAAATTCGAAAGCCATTGTCTGTGATGAAATACATTTTGGTTCATCAATGAATAAACAAAGATGAAGTATTAAAACAAATTTTGTCATTGTAATACCTGGCGGAATATTTCATCCGCCAAGTAAATTAGATATTAATTAACTGCGTAACTAATATTCCATGAAAGCGTACCAGCAGTTCCACCAGTTGCTGCGAAAGTTATAGAAACATATAACAATCCTCCTGGATCTGAACTTAAACCAGCAATTTCCCACAGCTTTTGTCCAACTGTGTTAATTGTAGCTGCTTCAGTTCTAACGTCAGCCATTGCCGCAGCATCAGCTACAGCTGTTGCAAAACAATCTTCGTCTGCAACTGTGCCATCGTAATTGTGAACACCAACATTCATTGTGCAAGAACCACCAAAAGTATCTGATCCAACAAAAAGTTGAGAGATCGTTGCTTTACTTGAGATAGGTGCTAACAAAACAACATCGTTGTCTGTGCTATCGCCAGCAGCTAATTCAGCAGTTCCAGCAGCTACTCTTAAAACGCCATGTAATTCGGCAGCGTCATTAAGAACTTGCGGGGAAGCTAAAGTGTTTGCTACGATACCAGTATTTAATGTAGTCATTTATTTTCTCCTATTATTATTATTATTCGTGACAAGGGATTTGAAAAACCTTTTTTTCTTCCATTCTTACTGCGCCTAAAGACATAGCGTAGTAAACTTGAGTAGAATAAGATTTGTCAGCTCTTTCAGTAATGTTTGCTTTAATGTCACTTCCGATACCTAATTTAATAGCATCTTCTGTGTAAGCAAAAATTAATCTGTCATCTGTATTAGTTGCATCTAACTTTAATCTATTAGACACAATAAACTCAAATCCTAAGAAAGATGAAACATCCCCTTGTGCAAGAGCTTTAACAGTATTGAAATCCGAAGAAGTCACACTTGTTATAGCTAATAGATCTGCGATTTGTTGTGGCGAACAAACGATGAACCTTTTTAAAGAAGGATCAACATCGTTTAGATCAAGGTTTTTCTTCGCACCTAAAAGTTTTGCTACAGTTAAACCATCTGATTGATCTGATGTTGCAAACTTTTGAGTTGAAGGTAACGCTACTCCAGTTGCGCCAGCTACACCAGTTGAAGCTGATGCGTTTAAAGCTGCGATGATAACATCATCGAGACTTCTATTCATAGCTGCTGCTGCTGCTTTTGCGTAACTTGAAGTTGGATCAACCAACATTCTAACTTTATCCGTATCGTCAACTAAATCAGCCCACTCGTAGTCTGATAAACTTAATCTTCTTCTGCTGTGCGGAGTATCAATTTGAGGTGTGTCTCCATGTCTGCTCGTTCTTAATTGAGCTGAAGTTACGCCTACTTGGTCAAAAAATGCGTTTTTGCCATTGATAGTTTCCACGTCAACAGAACCTCTTAATTTACTTCCCATTTGTTGAGAAAGCATAGTTACGTTTGAACTATATTGCTCTACAAAAGAAGTAGTTATATTTGAACTCATAATAAGTTCTCCTTTGGGTTATGTTAATGTTTATGTTAAAACGGCTGATTATCCTTGCGGGTCGAAACCTAGCTTTTACATCTTGTAGATGTTAGTCTTTCCTAATGTCTTTTGGGGTCTATCGATTATCCCAATATTTGAGCTATACTTGATTTTTCTTTTCTCGTAAAGCCAAAACTTCTTCTACTGCAAGTTTGTGATTAGGATGACTTTTATCCCAATACGCTGAACCTGGCATAGTTAATTCTCCAATTTCTTTTTCAAGTTGAGCTGGTGTTTGAAAAGTTGGCCCAGAGGATTGAGTAATATTATCCTCTCCCATTTTTCCCGCTAACTCTGCAAACGCTTTTATCATAATTGGATTGTCCCCAAGTTTAGTTCCATCTGCCATATTAGTATTAAACAATTCACTTGCGCCAACTGATTTAGCAAGATTAGCAGCTTGTGATATTTTTTGATCGAATGCTTGACCCCACTCTTTTTTAAGTTCACTAGAGCTAGCTTCTCTTGCTGCAACTGCTGTAGTTTCACTTTCTTGTAAAGATGCGGCTGTCATTTCATTATAAAACTTTACCATACCATTTGCTTGACCAGGAAGTAATCCAAGTTTATGCGCTTGATCTGAAAAGTTTTTTAAAGATGCTTCGTCTATTTTTTGATCTTCTGGTAAATCATATTTATACCCAGCAGCATCCGCTGGTCTACCTAGTTTTTCATAAACTGCATCCCAATCTTTATCGGTAGCAAATTTATTTGGAACTGGTATTTTATCAGAGCCAACTAATTTTTGTGCATGAACATAAGATTTTGCTAAACCTTCTATATCTTTAATATTCTCTAAAGATTTATCAGCTCTTATTTCATCGGAAAGATTTGCTTTCCAATCTGTTATTACTGTCTCTGGTGTTAATGTTGTTGTTTGTGTTTCCGCAGACACTTGGCTTGTAGGCTCAACTGCTACCTGGTTTGTTTCGCTGCTCATTTATCCTCCATGGGTTTTTTATTAAGCATATTATTAATAAACAAGACTACTGATCTTGTTCCTTCTAAAAATGCACTTTCGTGACTATCGCCTTTAATATGAGACGTAGAATAAAAACTGCATCTTTTTTTTAAATCTTCCAAGACTTCTTTGCCTTCAGTAGAATTAAAAATTTGTTTATAATTAAGTTCTAGTTGTTTAAGTTGTTTATTGTCCACCTAGAGCCTTTAAAGCTGGCGCAACTTTGCCAGCACTTTCCGCTACTTGTTGTGCTTGTTGTAATTGCATTTGTTCCATTTCTTGTTGTTGTTTTTGTTGCTGTCTTTGTTGAACCTCTGCTTTTGATCTCATAATTTTTGCGGGTAAGCCTAACACTTCTTGTATGTGAGAAACTAAACCATCAATATCTATGTAATCAAAAACGGGAGCTATATTTTGCATTGAACCAAATATTTCTATTCCACGCATAACAGATGATAGCTCTTGGCTTTTTTGAGCTTTGGCTAATGGAGATACATATTCAATCTCTACATCTTGATCGCCAAGTTCTTCTGGTATTGGGGGAAGTTTATTATTTTTTAATAAAAGATTAAATGCTCTAGTGATTAGTGGCTGCAATAATTCAGATTGCAATCTACCTAACACGGGGCCAAGCAATCTCATTTTTTCTTCTGTTCTTTGCATAACTTCAGTAGCCGTCATGTTTTGGCCTTGTGCTGTCATTAACTGATCGACAAAAAAGTTTTCTCTAATTGCTTTTCTTCTTTGATCTTCCATTGCTAAACCAAGTGGATTGTTTGCACCTATATTTAAAGGTTCAATTCTTTCTCTAGTACCCGATCTATAAAAGTTTAATCCGCCAGGCACAGTTCTAATCGGTAAAATAAAGCCATCATCGGGAACCATTAAAGGTGGA